ATAGCGAGGACCGCTTGGGCTTGCCTGACTTGCAGGGAGTCCGATTCAACACGGCCCTTGGTGAACCAAGCGACCGCTCCACCGACGATTGCTGCAACGCTCCCGACGATGGTGGTTTCTATCAGGTTCATTACTTGTTCGGTTCGCCCTTTGTTTTATCCAAAGCCATCCAACCAACTGACAACAAGGTCAATACGGAACCGATGATTTCGGTAAGGGTCGCTGAATCAATGATACCTTTAGCAACAAGGGTTCCACCGATGAAGGTTAACAGGTGGCGAAGTAAAGCGATGACGGCTGATTTCATTATTGGGAGTTTAGGGGTTTCGGGGTTGCGTTTTCGGAATAATCTCATAGGGATTTGTGTTGGTTGTAGTCGACCGTGTACTGCTCGTCCCATCCGAGAAAGGAGTGAACACCGCAGGGTTCGGGCCAAGTTTCGTACTGGGTAGCATCTTCGGGTGCGTCGCCCTCCCAAAGGATGTCGTAGGCGATGAACTTATCCAAGACCCCAAGGGAAACCGCAGCGGTCGTGCCTGTGCATAGAGCCAGCACCTTGTCAGCGTCGGCCTGCTTGGGGAATGCGTACTTGCGGAAGGCAGCCATCGTTACAGGGTTGACAATGCGATGAGTTCAGCGTTGCTTAGGCGAGAGGTGTAGATTGCAGCGGAGCGGATTCGGGAATTAATTTGCCCTGTTGTTGCTGTGTCTTCAATTTTGCCTAGATTAACAGTATTTAATGATGCAGGATATGTGGCAGATGTTCCCGAAACTACCGCAGCACCATTTAAACTTGCAGTTAATGTTCCGCTTACACCATTTTGAATGTAACCAAATGCAGCCTTGTTGTAGCCAGCCACAGGCGTTCCAATGTTTATGTTTTGGGCATTAATTTGAGCAAATACGGAGCCAGCAGCAAAAATAAGCATAACCCTATTTGCTTGACTGCCATCGCTTAATGCTAAAATTCTCCTTGTACTTGTATCAGTCCTATATTCAAACTCCGTGTAAATCGTCCCCTCGGTCTGCCCGATGCATCCGCTGACTGCGCCTGATAGGCTTATCACGTCTGCGTTGCGGGTTACCGCTGCGGTGGTTGTGGGGATGTAGGAGGTTGCGATGGAGCCTGCCTCAATTTGCGCTCCCCAAGCGTAGGCCGTGAGGTTGAGTGCGCCTGATGCGGGCCAATTAATATCGTTGTTTGCTTCGGCAAGGCTAAAGAATACATTGCCACTAAGGTCGCCCGCTGCGATTGTATAGGGGGCGGATATTATCCGATACCACCCATTTCCATAGTTTTGGATGGTTGCGCCCGATGTTAAAGCCGTTCCGCTTGCAAGGCTGAAATAAGACGTTGCCGTGCCGCTTGCTCCTGCAAAGTTTATAAATTGTAAAGCACAAAAATTAATCGGATTCGTAGCACCCGCCTTGACAAACAAACTTGCAGTATAAACGCCTGATGCGCTTGTAGTTGGGCTAAATCCAGTATAATAAGCATACTGAGTGCTACCTGATGCCGCACCACCAACGTACTTGGTTATAGATGCACTGGTTCCATCGGGTGCAAGAAAGTCCGTGCTGCCCGTTGTAATAGTTAAGCCTCCCGATACAGCAGGCGTATCAACTCCACGAAGATATTGCACATTAGGTGCCCCATTCTGCGCACTCGGCTCCACCAACAACGCAGGGCAGCCAGCCGTTCCACCGCTGGTGTAGTAATCCAAGCGAGGTACACCCGAAGCCACGGACTCAATCAAGCCAGCCGAATTGAATCGGGTCGCAGTAGTCCCCCGGGTAACATTGAAGTCCCCCGATGAACCGAGAACAACGCCAGCCGAAGTCGTAGCGATTTGGGTGTAAAGTTTCCCCGTCTTAAAGCGAGCAGGGACGATAAGGAGTGATGGGCTTGCAGGCATCTGCTATGCGTTTAAAAGATTATACATTCGGACTTCGAGGCAGTTAATGAAGCGAACCTCCGCAGCGGTAGCCGAGTCGGTATTCGCCCGTTGCATAAACGGCTGCCAAGAGTTGGAATAAAAGACGAAGAATGCGTATGATTGGAAGGAGTTGATGAATCGGGTTTGGAGGCATCCATTGACCGCAGCCTCCGCAGGCAAAGCCCCGTCAGCATCTGCACGTTGGTTGAAGGCAAGCCAAAAAGGATTGCCACCGCCAAGCAGTTGGTTTGTTGGATAGCCGTAACCGTAACCTATCAGCATTACAGGAAGGTGTAACCGATGACCGAACCGACGCTTGGAGTAACGGCAGTAATCTTGCCGCCATTGCGTCCTGAAATCACGATGCCAGCGGAAAGGGATTTGCCACTAAAGTTGTAAGCGGATAGCAGGTTCTCGCTTCCAGTTCCAGTAAGGGTTGTAAAGGTCGCAGCGGTGTTGACTACAAGGAAGTCGTAGTTCTTCCCAGTAACGGCAGCATCGACAAACTCCATGGTACCGCCCTGACCGAGCATTTGTTGCAATATGGGTGTAGGCATTTTTTAGCGTTTAATTGTAAATGTCTTTTAGGTTGGAATTTCACAAACCGAGTGAGAGTAAGGAATCTCAAAGGTCATCGTCGCCTGCCACCCCGCCGTGCGGTCATCTCGACTCTCTACGAACCTTGTAAGCGACACGGAGGCACTAAGGGTCCAGTCCTCATTAGGGTCGTTTGTGAGGGCTGATATGAAGTCCTGTGCGATTTGTAACTGGTCGCTTAGTACCTCGTCCTCGTTATCCTGCCAACCCAACGTAGGGCTGCCCGAAACCACTCCGCCCATCGGCTTGATGGACTCAACTCTATCACTAAAATATACCCCAACCACCAAGTCCAAAGTACCAGCGTCAGTATTTGCTGACTGAACGTCCGCAAAAACGAGCGGATAGACGATGCGCTCACGGCTTGGGGTTCGCAGGTTGATGGTGTTGTCCGTGCCGATTGCAAGCGGGTCGCCCGTCCCGAACGAGTTGACCTGTGGATGAGTATTTGCAAGGCCCAAGAGAGCCTGCTTGATTTTTATCCAAGACATAGTTTTGCAATTTCAGTATGTTCTTCTTGTGCGCACCCATCGTTAGCAGTCATTACACGCCCCGAATTGACCGTAGGGATAGGGGTAGTCAAGGTTGCTGATTCCCATCCTCCTGTTGCGGTCCAAGACCATCCCGGTTCGGTAGTTCGTAGCGTTCGGGTAGATGGTATCCAAAGCAGACGGAGGCGAGTTCCACAAGGGATAGGAGTTGCGGTTTTCCATGAGGTAGCGTGTAATGCGTTCGGAGTACCACTCGGCATCGTTCTTCACTTTGTCGGTCAGTCGTGTGATTTCCTCCATGCTCATTTGGCTTGATTCCTCGCTTGTTCTACGGACCATCCCCTTGTTCATGTACTTGAAGGCCAACACCATCGGCAACTCGTAGTAAAGCCATTGAATCATTGCAGGCTGGATGTAGTCCTCCAGCAGCGTTTGGTTGAGCGCAGACGTTGAACCGCTGACCACTTGGCTGACGAGTTCCCCGTACAATGGAGAGCCTACGATGGGCTGAATCCGCATCTCTTGGACCTTGATGACCGTTGGGCGTATCTGCGTGTAACTGACGTTCTCGTTGATTATCGAGTTGTCGAGCAGCGTCGATTCGCTTATGAATAGTGCCTTCATGCCTTCGTGATTTTATTGCCTTTACGGATTACCAACTGCTGCTCCCATACGTGCCTGCATTGGGGGCGATTCACTCCGCTCGGTGTGTGATACCAACCGCCTCTGCGATTCCAAACGGAGTAGCCCATGATTGCAGAAATCCCGTCGATGTCGTCCCTCGTGTAAACCTTGCCCTGCCCGGCCAAGTCAAGCATCACTTTGCAGAACTCACGGCTGGAACCTTTGTCTTTGTTGCTGAACCCTGTGGCCCATGCGTACTTGTAGCGGACCTCCAGTACAGGTTCGGCAACTTCCTTCACGCCCTTGGGTAGGTTCTGCTCGGCAATCTTGTCCACGGCCCGGCTGATTGGGTAGCGGTCCTTTGTGATTAGGTAAGCGACTCGCTTGGCGACCTTCGCCTTGCTGACCCCGAACTCCTTAGCCATTTCTTCGACCGATGCGTCCCGGTTCTTCTTGCGGTAGGCTTCAATCTTCTTGTCCAGTTCGACTTCTTCTTCGCCCAGTTCGGCAAAGGCCAAGCGGATGTTTTCGTCGATGTTGGCATCGAACCTCATTGGCTTGGAGTGCATCACATGATAGTCGTCTGCATGGCATCCGAACTTAGAGGCAACCACTTCCAAGACCTTGAACTCTTCGTCGCCCCATCCGTAGTCCTCGTCGTCCTCTTCGCCCCAAGTAGGCTCGCTGAACTCTTGGGCCTGCACTCCGAGCATCGTGTCAATCTCTTGGGCAGACAAACCGAATCCAGCCGAAAGCATGGTCCGAGCCATTTCAAGGGTGATTTTCTCCTGCATATACTGACGCACGATACGCATCAGGTTTTGGTACTCACGGCCCGACAACTTCTTGATGTTGTCGTTGCTCTGCAAGGCTTCCACGGCTTGCGGTTGCTCGTCGGGTTGGGGGTTAGGTCCAACCACGTCAGCAGGTTTCTCCAAGGGTTGCAGACCTGCTTTCTCACGCAGTTCGTCTTGGGTCATTATCTGCAACAGGGCTTGTTCGCTTAGTCGCTCCGTGATGGGTTCCACAGGTATCAGTTCCATCCCTTCGACTCCATTGAAGGAGCCGAGGTAGTTAATCATCCGCTCCACTTTGCGTACCCGGTCGCTGACGTAGGTGGCCTTGAACAACTCGTAAGCCTCGACCAATTCAGTCCTTCCTCCGAGTAAACCCTCCGTTTTGACACCGAATAACGATGGATTCGTTACACGATGGGCGATGAATATCTCTTGCTGGATGGCTTTGTTCAAAATCTCAAACTGCTTATCCATGTCGCTCGGTGTGAGCGGTTCCAGCGTCGGGGCCTTGGCTGCATCGTCGTTGAAGGTTACCACAAAGCGACCAGCGTTGTCCGTTCCCGAAAACTTACGCTTGATTTGCCTCTCGATGTCGCCCTGCTCTTCGGGGGTCGGAATACCGTTGTTGAAGTTGATTAGGTAACCGCCCCAAAAGTTGTTGCGGAGGTTGTTGTTGTGGAAGTTCGCCACTTGCACGTCTGCCTCAATCCACGCATTCCCACCGATGTATTCCGGCAAAGGATAGTGCTTCACGCCTGCTGCGTACACACGATAGTAGAACAACTGCTTACCGAGGCGGTTCTCCGGGTCGAATGCCGGTATCTTCTCGATGTCCCCGACCTTGGGGAAGAGTTGCATCATGTCGTCGTTGTACCAGTCAGCGACTTGGAACATCTTTTCTTCCTTGTCCACCCTGATTTTCTCAAAGGGAACGTGTTCCATCTTGGCGATGGTTCCAAGTTTGGACCAAGTAACCGCAACGGCAAATCCGTTAAAGATTTCTAAGTCCAAGACCAGTTTCTCGGTGATGTCGTTTAGGTCCTCGGTGCTGGACATTCCATCGAAGAACTTGATGAACCGGGCTTGTTGTTCCACGGTCAGGTTGTCGCCTGCCTGCCATCCACCGCCCATGATGTAGTTCACCTTGCCGTTGACAATAGCGTTGTGCTTGGACGACCTGCGATAGTTGTCCAGCAGGTAGTAGGGGTACTCGTTCGCAAAGCCGTAGGTGATGTATTTGCCGGAGCGGTTCTCCAACATCACGGGGACCTTATGCTCTATCCCCAACCATTGGGTGAAGTGCTGCGTTGACTTGCTCATAGCGTATGAACTGTGAATGAAAGGGCAGAAATCGTGATACTTCCACCGCTATCGATTGCGTTGATGTAGATGGTGAACTCATCGTTGACCGCACCTTGCAAGACGGTTTCCGTAAATACCGCATGGCCGTCTGAGTGGCTTATTGTAATTTCGGTCATTGACTGGTCAATCGTTGTGCCGTTCTTAGCGATGTAAACCTTGATTTGGTTGTTGTTGCCCTGCTGCGCAAGGACCATGGATGCAGCGATGCGAAGGGTTGCCCCTGTTGTGCCTGTGTAGGTCAGCGATGTCGTGGTCCTTGAAAAGTTGTAGGTTGACAAAACGCCCGATTTCATCGCACTTGTCAACTTGACCCGTTGTCCCTGCGTCGGGGTGAAAGCCGTGTCGGTGTCGAGGTAAAGGTTCGCAAAGCCCCGTTCCCGGTCAAGCGTTGCGGTATCGGCAAGGTCGTCGAATAGACCGCCTACACGGGATGCGGTGTTGGCCCCGGCAGCGGTTTCGTTGGTGATGGTTAAGGCGCTCGCTTGGAGTTGGCTTCGTGTTTGTACGCTCATGCGAAGGATTGGTCAAAGGTTGAATCGAATACCCTCACGCTGGATGCGAGGAAGGTGTTGTAAGTAATTGAATTGGCGTAGGTGTTGAAGCCTATCGTTGCGGTTTGTACAAATGCCAAGCCCGTTTCAACGACCGCCAAAGCAGCGGCAACCGTGCTATTGGTATCGTAAACCTCATACTTATAGGAACCCGTTTCAAGCGACCCCACGGCAATCTGAAATTGGTCATAGCGGTTGGTATAGTTGGAAAGGTTGGCAGATTTCAGCAGGGTGAAATCGGTCGTCGTGTTCTTGGCGATGCTCGTGAGTCGCAAGATGTAGCGGTCCCCCGTGCTGGCTCGCTCGGTCCAAGTAACCGTCAGGGTGTTGGTCGTGTCAGGGTTCAGGTAAAGCATCTGCTTGTAAATGTGCGATGCCCCCGAATTTCACAATTTGCGCCCAATCTGCCTGTATAGTTCGGCCCGCTTCTTGGCGGTTTCGGCCACGTTGAACTGCTTCTTGATGTCCCTCGTTAGGTTGTCAGCCAAGCCCTTGCGAAGGTCGGGGTCAAGGATTAACTGCTTGATGTACTTGTACCAGTCCTTGGGCTTGTTGTAAGGAACCAAGAACCCGTTCTCTCCGTGTCGGATGACATCG